AACTCTCTTGTTAAGAACAGTGTCACGTTCACAATACTTAACCATATCCATAGAGAAGTTTTTAAAATCATCGTACTCTATCTTAGGCAAGCCGAGTCGGAAGCCCCATGATTTTAGACTATGCCCCCCATCACGAACAGGGTTTAAAAGTCTTGATATAACTAAGGTGTCTACTATTTTCTTATTAAATAAATTTACATTATGTAGCTTCTTAATCACTGGCATATCAAACCCAAGTATGTTATGGCCTATGAGCTTATCTGCCTTAGATAAACGAGCTAAACCTAACGGTAGTGAGTCCTTATAATATGACCTGACTTCTTCTGTCTCAATATCTACTGTAGTAACACACCATATTTTAGTAGCATCTAAATCATCTGTCTCAATATCAAAGACTAGTGAGTTCATCTGGTTCCTCCGCATCAACCTCAGAAAGTCTGCCTGTTTCTCTATCATACAACAAATGTGTAGCCATGCCAACATCTCCTGTGTATCTAGACTTTAGTATTCTAAGGTGAGTGGTATTGGACTCAGCCACATCCTCTGCCTGTTGATTCCTTTCAAGAGCAATGACACAATCAGATAACTGCGCTATGCTTTGAGAGCCTCTGAGATGATTAAGCCCTACAGTAACTCCATTTTCATGTCCTCTGTTCCCTTCTACCCTTCGCAGATGAGACACCAGTATCATACCTGCCCCTGTCTCTTCGACTATAGAGCGTAGCTTAGTCATAATACTATCAATGGTACGCCTCTCATCACCCTCAGTAGCAGAGGACACAAGCATATGCAAGTGATCGACTATCACCCACTTACAGCCACATCCTACTATCATAAATCGTATCTTAGAAAATATTTCATCAAGATCGGTAGCCCCAAAATGGGCATGAATCCATAACCTATCTTTGTTATCACCATCAAACATCTTATTAAATGTGTCATCTAATTGGGTCTGACTAAACTCTTCTCTAACCTGATCAATATAAAGTCTAGCATTAGATTCAATAGACATGATACCATCAACTGTCCTTCTCCAATCTTCTTCTAAGGCTATAACACCTACATTATCTTTAGTCTTAGAGATCAGCCAGTGTTCTAGTTCTCTAGTTACTGAGGACTTGCCAAGACCTGTACCACCCGTGAGAGTTACGAGTTCTCCTTGCCGTAGTCCATATAGCTTATCGTTAAGCCCTTCCCACGGGTAAGGTACAGATTCTTTACGTTCTCTGTTGTCAAACTTCTCTTTATTCTCACTTACGTTTAGTACTCCAGAAGGTGTGTAAGTCTTAGCTGACCACCACTCACTAACATAACTGCGGTGTCTGCCTTGACGTAACATATCATTAGCATCTTTAAAATCTGTAGGTAGTGTAAGTATCTTTGCCTTTGCGGGGCTAAGTAATCTGGCTACCTTTGTAGAAGCATCTCTGCCTTGCTTATCGTTATCAAAATTAATGATGACGTTATCAAAAGACTCTATAAATTCTAGAGAGTTCTTAACATCTTTGACTGCACCAGACGCGCCGTTCTTAATAGAAACTACAGGCCACTTAGAACCTAGTAGTTCATACGCTGCCATAGCGTCACACTCGCCCTCTACAAGAGTAATGTATTTACCGCCTGACTTAAATAACTGCTCACCAAAAAGCCCACTTCCCTGTGGATTCCCTCTCCAAGAAAACAACTTGTTAGGTTCACGCACCTTATACCCTGCTATCTCATTAGAAACATAGTACGGGTATAGGTGACGCATAATCTGATTAGAGGATTCATTCTTTACAGCCTTGACTCCATACTTCTTGGCTGTCTCTACTGATATGCCTCTGTCTGTTAGTGCTATAAACCTACCCTCTGCGTCATTCATTGCATTATTCCGATATGTTTGTATGTCACTAGTGCTACCTAGTGTAGCTACTGGTTCGCCTACCGCCTTCTCATAATCAGGAAATCTAGTCTCGCAACTGAAACAATAGCCGGAGCCATCTTCGTTGACAGAGACAGGATCACCCCCGCCACAACTAGGGCAGGGTAAATGATATTTTGCGAATGTCATTTCTAATCCTCTTTATCTGCTTGGACATAAGCCTCATTAACATCTGGAGTTGAAGGATCATCAGCAATAAACTTACCGTCTTCATCTCTAGCCCTCTCAGGTTTAATAAATGTATCGTCATTACATTCATCATCCATAATGCTTGACCTCAAAGATGCCAATGCTTCCCTTTGAATCATTACTCTATCGCTTAGATCACCTAATTCTTTTAAGGCTTTCTGCGCTAATTTAAATTTAAGCTTACCCTCAGAACTAAAAAGGGAGACATTATAATCTCCCTCCTCAGTCCTGAATACTGCCGTTGTTGTTGGAGCATCAGGGTTTATACTCATAACTCATCCCCCTCTAATGATTCTTCAACGTCAAACTCTGAACCTGCGGGAGCGTAGTACTCCACTAGATCAAGAACCTGCATGGCTTGGAAGTCTAACCCACGAGCCTCGCCCTTTTCCCACTCACGGAATTGCACCTTAACCCTAGAGCCATTACCTACTGCACAATCAAGAGGTTGCTTAGACCTGTCGTATAGTTTAGGGGCTTCCCTTGAATGAACTGTACCTGTCTTACGATCAGTCCAGTTTAAATACCGATTTATAACAAGAGCAGTACCTACACCTTCCATCTCTTTGACTTTCTTTCCAAATCCCCTGCGCTTGTACTCTTCTGCTACCTCTTGATCTACTATAAGGTTCACGGAAAAGACAGGCTCAAACTTAGTGTTGGGTGTTAGAACACTCGCCCAATATGCTTTGCCTTCTAATACAGCCATGTTAATACCTCCACTTAATTAATAAATATGACAAAGATTATACAGGATTTAATAGTCTTTGTCAAGTATTTTTTTATGTTTTTTATATCCTGATTTTTGTTCTTTAAGTTTGTCTTTATGTACTTGATTCTTATTGAATTTATGTGCGTGTTTAGCTACCAAGTTTTTATTTCGTAGTTGATTTGGTGGTGTTCTTCTCATTTTAAATCCTCATCTTCTCCATGTATCTTATCCAAAGTTCCATCAAAGATACAAGTAATCCATATATAAATAAAAACATCTACCATAAATATTAGTGCGAACAAAGCCCATCCAGCCACGCTCATTCCGCACCCCCATTAATAACATTATGTTTCCATCCATATTTATCATCATTTATGTTTATCTTCTCGTCAAGTTCCAATATAGCACTATCCACTATTTCAAATTCAACTAATTTTAAATTGGTATTGTATTCTTCTTTCATAATGTCTTGAATTTTTGTAGCATTATCTTTATTAAGATAACATATTTTTTGGTTCTTAGGAATAAAATTATTAGCCCTTGTATCTACTAGTACATAGATATTCATATCACATCTCCAGTATCTTTAGTTACAAAGTTACCTGATCTTTTATCCCAATATACCCCAATCGTTTCAGTAATTTTATTGAAGGCTGATTGCCATTCAATATCATCAGAGTTATAGTCATCATCATTATTTATTATCTGTAGTGCTTCGTTAATGTTCATTGTTTTTTTCCTCAAAATCTTCGGGGTAGTGTTCATAGCTTTCCCACAAACTTTCGTATGCGTGATCCCAATCACCGCTGTAAGCTCCACGCGCTACAGCTTCAGTTGCTAATTTTTTTATCATTTCATTATCAGCATCAGAAAAATCTAGAAGAATCAGTTGTTCACTTATCATTTTTATTTTCCTCATAGTATTCTATCACAGTTCTTACTGCCTCTCTAAACTCTATATCTTTTTGATTCTCAAAAGGTAATCCCTCTAGAGTATCTAACAACAATAATAAATCATTGTATGTGCTTTTGTATATCAAGAGGCTAACCTATCTAGTACAGGAAATGAATCTAGAATGTCACTTACTTTTCTCTGTCTCATCAAAGAAACATTGGCCTTGCTCCCCTTTGTAGGTGCGTGAGTAGACCAGTCCGTAAGAGCATTATATAAAGCCCAATAATTATTTCCCATTAATCTAGAGTAATGATTACTATATTTATCAAGGATGTAATTATACTTGGTACTCCTAGTAGTTACTAACCCATCTTCATCAACTGATATGCCTAGCATCTTGGCTATTAAATTTATTGGCGAAGTAACTTTCTTTTTAGCCCAACAATGCCATAGCTCTGATTCATTTTCCAATACCTCTATACCTCTACTAATAATTCTAGCACCCTGATCTATATCTAAACCTTTAGTGTGCCTAGATTTATAGAGAGAGGTAGCATCCTTAGTGAATATCTGTCCGTTATCACACGCCCATTGATGTGCGCCTACGCTTAGAATCAAAGGAAACGAACCATCGAAACTGTTTACCCCTAGAAATTTTAATGACGCACTATCCCCATCAGGCGTGATTACCTTATGGGCGGGTAGCTCTAGAGTGTATATCATTCTCGCACCCTTGTTAGCTATCTTAATAGACTCTTTGATGCCTGTCGCATCTACGTTTGCCCTCTCTACAGATGACCTTATCACCTCTATCACTGGTTTATGTTCAGTGATATTATAATTTTTACTGTGGTAGCCTAACACATCACCAGTGTCAGGTCTAACAGATATTACTCTGCCCTTTATCTCCACCATAGGTGAGTTAGTACTCCAATTATATTCTTTATTAATTGGCTCACGATAGACAGGCATTACATCTATGGGAAAATCTGCCTCTCCCATGCCCCCTGCTCGTAAGTTATTAACATGTATTGTATTTTTGTACATTGCCTCTATCATTTTACACCCCATTAATTTAAATTGTTTGCCCGTCTTTATTCCCAAAGTTCGGGGGATTCTTCTACAGCCGAGAACCAGTAAAGTATATCATCTAGTATCATTTTATTTGTGTAATCGTTATGGAAGTAGAAATCAAATACCCAACAAGTTTCACAATAAGAAGTATTAGCATAAGGTTTCTTTAACTGGATATCAATAACTCCCGTATCAATATCAATTTCAAGAACCTTATTCATTCTTGACTTACCAAGCGCACGAACGATCTGGTGTTTTAGAATAGCCATACCTAAACTCCCAAGAGAAAGTGAATTAAGTGTTAATAGACACGATACTTTATTTGGAACTTAGAGTCAACACCTTGTAACAATTTATTACATTTAAGTGGAAGGGTGCTGACAGAAATCTATCTAGAAGCCATCATAAAATACTGTTGTACTTGAGAGGTTAGTGAGTGGCACACATGTTGCGCCATCTCTCGCAGTATTCTAGTCTTCCGTTGCTATCAAGTATCCTAATACAACACCCTGTAACGCTTTACCATCACGACTATTCTCAAATAGCTTTGCTCCTGTAGATACTCAGTCTACTTCTATCATGCGGAGGCACATTAGGCAGTAACTATCTGCCACGGCTCTTTAATTAATAATCTTCTAAGTATCCTACTTCATTATTAGATTCATCAGTGACCCTAATAATTACATCGTTATCTTCGTCCACTGTTACTTCAAATAGATACTCTGAATCATACTGAGCCTTCAAAGAATCATACGCTGATTTTAAATTCTTATACTTGTAGGGTAATGTCTTATTTATCAGCATCATACACCCCATTTACTGTGTTCTCTATGAACATGACAATAACGTGTCGTATTATGTCTTCAAAATGATAGAAACAATCCTCATGTGGATAGAGTTTATGTATCATCTTCTCAAATCTATCCTCAGTAGTCTTATCAACAATACCAAAAGCACTTTCAATATATGTCACAAATTTTGACTTAACTTTTGGTGCAGTAACATGACCGCTCGACCAGAATTTAGCCCACTCATCATCTATGATTGTATAAAATTCTTTACGTTGTTCCATTGTGCTTGCCCCTATTAAATAATGTAGAGATAACAAAGGTATAGCAGTTAGCACAATAAGTTTTATTGCCGCCAATACTTACTACACCTTTGGTAGTACACCCCTTAACATCACAAGTTTTATTTAACTGATACAAAGTTAGAACCCCAGTTATCTTTAATGGATACATTCATTTTCCTTTTAGCATTAAGCTTTTCAATATAGAATGAACGCTTACCCATATGCAATCCTAAGAAAACATCACCACTAGAAATACCATAACGATTCTTGATTGATCTAACCCTAGAAATAGTCTTCATCTTACACCTCATAAGTTTTATGTTTAAGAATGTAGCCCAATTCTTCCTTGATAATGTTGACTTCCTGTTTACTAAAAGTCTTTTTACCTATCAACTTTGATAGTGCAAGTGACTTACTACAAGCAGGATAAACTCTATCAACTCCATAAATCTTTTTAACTTCTACTGTTAATTCATTAGGAAATAAATTAATAGGTTCTAAATTAATATTCATAATAATACCTTTGTTAATGTCTTAAAAAACTATATAGACTATAACATATTTTTAATATAAAGTATATAGTCTGTTACAATTTGTTGCATTATTTCTTTTTGTTAAAGAATGAAGCCCCTCTTTGGACATATTCTAAATTATACTTCTTATTCTTCTCACAAATTTTCTCTATAAAAATTTGCATGGCTACTGCTGAACCTATCTCAGTAGCTTCAACACTGTCCAACGCTTCTGCTATTACATATAGAATACTGTCTAATTGTTTAGCAAAATCAAGAGCTACTTGCTCCATTTCATTAGACACGTTGATTTCTTTAGCACTTTTAATATCTATTACATCGCCCATAGTATCACCTTTTAGTATGTGTTATGTATCACCTGTAAAACTGCCACGATAGGGTTCTCTGCCAGTCTAGCTATCCCTCTATCGTGACAATACCATCCACAACCATCATGGTATGCAATTAAATCGGCTATTTCGCTACCATCATCTAGCACTTTCACGACAGCAGTCTCTTCATTTAGAAGTTTATAACTTCCATCATACCCATGATCGCTCCAGAATTTTTCAGCGCCTATAGTCAGTAACGATTCACCACCTGAAAAATTAGCGTGATTATATTTAATTGTTTGTCTTATGTCATTCATAATTAACCCATTGCTATTAAGTCTTTTAAGACTTTACCCATCGATTTTCCATGCGCTACATACGCTATAGTATGCGTATCTTTACTCCAACATTCTCTACATGAACCGCACTTACCATCATTCTCATATGCCCTACATACTACATGACTCTTATCTACATTCACTCCAGTATGATCGCTACTGAATACATCGTCAGTATCATTCGGAATAATTGTACTGCTAGTCTTAATATTATTCAATCTAAATGTGCTAAAATTTACCTTTTTACCTTGAACCGAATCACTTGATAATCTTACAACCACGTTATCAAGTTTATCCATTCGCTCAATTACATCTTTAAACTTACTAAACTTGTATTGCCTAGTCGGTAGCCAATGCTTTACCCACGGTGTACGCTCCATAACTTGACAGATTTTCTCTGCTAGTTTGATATGATACATATCACCACTATCAAACCATCGAAAATATCTATGATTATCTAGTTCAGATACCATATCATCTACCCATTCACTACGCTTCCAGTCCTCTTGGTTATGGATTCGTGGTGCTTTAACATTAGGGAATCTATAGTTACCACCCCTAGCATAACATCCTTTACACGCATCGACTAGGCTTCCATCCTGTTTCCTAGCCGCAGGACACGTAGTCAATGCCTGTAGACTCCACGAATGGCATCCGAGTTTACTTGTTTTAGATATTTTAATCATATATATCCCAATAGATTTGAAGAGTAAAAAGGAAAGGAATCATTACTATCATCCATCTCCACCGAGTTTCCCAAGTCTCAAATTTTCTTAGTCCTTTTTTCGGAGCTAAAAATAAGAATACTTTTGTATGATTTCTATGTAGCTTAAATTGTATATTTTTGTATTTACCCATATTCCTGTACCCTTAAACTTGATGTTGTAAGTATAATAACACGTTTAAAATATTTGTCAAGTCTTTTTTTAATCCCATGAAGTACAAGTATGGCTACCTAACGAATCTATTTTAGCTCCACAATTCAAACAATCTGAATCGCACTCGCACCCTTCGACCCCACAAGCCAAACACTCTCGTTCTGGCTCCACCATATCGTCATCAAACACTATGTAGTAATCCATAGATCACCTCTATTATCGGTTCCCATATACCAAGTCCTTTTGGTTTCGACTAGTAACCATCTAGTCTCATCAGTATGGTTTATGAGCCTATTATAACCCTGTTAGGCAAATTCTTTTCAGCAAGTATACTATGAAATTTAATGCTAGTAAACTTATCTCTCTTTGACCAGTCCTTTTTGAAACTGCTATTTTGCGGCTTTTTATATACCCTTTTCAATGCTATATTGTAAGTCATATTGTTGCCTTTAAGTTTTAAGTGTTAAACATAGTAAACTAAAAAATAAACTGTGTCAAGTCTTTTTCGAATTATTTTCTAGCTATCTTTTCCCTCTCAGTAATCATTTGAAACTGGTAACCATAATAAACTATTCTCAGAAAATGTCAATAATTAAATTGTAACAGAGTGTAACAAATCAATATACATCTATAGGTAATTTTAAATTGTTTCTTGTTTCATCTATAGGCAATTAAATTCCGATATTACTAGACATACTCGCTCATTGCTGTATACTGTCCTTAGTTTAATAAATAGGTGACGTTATGAACAAACACAATATGCAATTAAGAACTAATGGATGTTTTAATAAAACTAAGGCGTTAATACCTTTTATTACTCCCTTTGAGATACCTATAATAGGTAAAATGGAGTTATGGAGAGAATCAGGTATTCAACGTTCACATACTCCCTTCTTTTTTACTAGAAAATCTTTAAAGAGAGGCTTTTTTAGCGGTTGTTCTACTTCTATCGCCGGGTATGCTAGATTTAGCTCTGGAATTAAAAATAGAGTATAAAATATTTTTTCTACTATATGCCTATATTTACTGACTTTTCAGTGAAAATATGTTATGGTGATATCTTCAACAAACACAAGAGGAACACAACATGTCAAACTTTCTACGATTCAATACAGGCAGACAATACAGCGCAGAAGGACAGCACATAGAATGTGCATTGATAGATACCGATACTGTAGTCCTAGAGGATTACACTAGAGGGTTATCTTATGTTCTATATGTTTACGACTTTGAAGAGGATTCAATTATGCGAGCATATGATACGGTTGGAAAAAATACTCCTACACTAGAACAACGCGAAGCATTCGAAACAATTAAAAATGATTTTGATAATTCATACATTCCAGAGGGAAGCTAAATAATGAACAAAACAAGATTAGTCCAGCATGGTCAATACATTGGCCGCTATCAGCACACAGCGCACACCACAAGAATGTATATGAATTGCTTTGCTAGACATTCCAGCAGAAAATCAATATATGGGTATAGAGCATTGAATTCATTGTGGAGTAAAAAATTCCCGCAACGATATTTAGTTAACAAAGGAGCATAGTATGTTTTATTTTAAAATATTTTTAACGCATTTAGATTTTAGATGGAGAATGATAGAGCTAAAACATAACTCTTTCTGTGGTTCTGTTGAACAACACACAGAAATTCAAAACATGATGGGATCTAAGATAGCTATAAAGAAACTTATTAGACACGGTAAACTTTCTAGAGTGTGGATTAAGAAAGTCTCTTAAAAATATAGGCAGTACTTAAAAGCCTCTTAGATTAGCTCTAGAGGCTTTTTTTATGTCTGATAAAAAAGGATATAACTAGATGATTAAAAAGGATTCCAGAGACTCTTAAAGATTACTAGAGAGACTCATAAGTCTTTAAGAGTCTTTGTAAACTAGAAGGAAGACTCTTCAGAGAGACTTCAGAGAATCTTCAGAGTCTTCGAGAGAGTCTTCAGAGAATAAGTCCAGAGACTCTTAAAGACTTCAGAGACTTTGAAAGCTATTGAATCTTTAAGAGACGCTGAAAGTCCTTGCACAACGTGACGCTATGATGAACGAGGAAAAGCAGATTCAGCGAAGCTGGCAGGGCAGGAGGCCACCCCTACGCCCCCCTATATATACTAAATCATATACATTTTTACTCAAAAGGACTGTAAAGTAGTTTGGGGCGGAACTCTAAAGACTTTAAAGACTTTAAAGAGGGAGGTATATAGGTGTGACGGGGGAGGTTAGATAATCTTATTATACACCTAAAATTCACTTTTGTCAAGTTATTTCGAAAATAAATTAAAAAGTACTTGACAGATTGGATATTTAGGTGTATAATATAAACAATGAAAAAAGAATTAACAGTTAAACAACAGAACTTTCTAGACAATCTTGTGACTACGGGAGGTGATCTAAAGAAAGCTGCGGAGCTTTCTGGTTATGCTAAGAACGGGCATTGGCAAGTCGCTAACGCATTAAAGCATGAGATTATTGAAATGGCCTCTGGTATCTTAGCTCAGTCTGCTCCGAAAGCTGCTATGAAGCTTGTAAACATTATGGACTCTGATGAGCCTATACCACAAGCTAATGTCAGGATTCAAGCAGCACAGACAATTCTAGACCGAATAGGTCTCGGTAAAAAAGATAGTTTGGATATTAATCACAAAGTAGAAGGAGGTCTATTTATACTCCCGGCCAAAGAAGAGATTGTTATAGATGTCAAAGCAGAGAGCGAGTAGTACAATACCATTTGGATATGAATTGGCAGAAGATAATAAAACTTTAAAGCCTATAGAGAATGAATTAGAAACTTTAAAAGTTGTAGCCAGTCTAGTACAGAATGAAGTATTGTCTCTACGCGAAGGAAGTCTTTGGATAGAACATAAAACAGGGAGGTCTTTGAGCCATACCGGGCTAAAGAAGATTATAGATAATGGAAGATTGGAAAAAGAATCCAGAGAACTACCTGAAGGATAAAGATGATAACTTTGTTCTCAAGAAGGATGGAACTCCCCGCAAGAAGACTGGACGACCAAAAGGTTCTAAGAGTAGGGGATATAACTTCCACTCAGAGACTAAAGCCAAGATCAAGGCAAGACGAGCAGTTCGTACTAAAGAAAAAACAGCAGATAAGCTTAAACAAAGATTAGAAGCAAAAAGAAATTCATTAAACTTATCTAAAGAAACTTTAAACAAGTTAGAAAAGAAAACAACTAATAAAGTTATAACAGAAGATATACTGGATAAAGTTCCAAAAGCTTTAAAAGAAGAAGTCAATGATAATGTTATATTCAAGCCTAATGATGGGCCGCAGACAGATTTCTTAGCAGCACCAGAACGAGATGTACTTTATGGTGGTGCAGCAGGTGGTGGTAAATCTTATGCAATGCTTATAGACCCATTACGCTTTGCACATAAAGCAGCACATAGAGCGTTAATACTTAGAAGGTCTATGCCTGAACTTCGAGAGCTTATAGATAAAAGTAGAGAATTATACCCAAAAGCCTTTCCGGGCTGTAAGTATAAAGAAGTTGAAAAACTTTGGAACTTCCCAAGCGGAGCCAAAGTAGAGTTCGGCTTCTTAGAGCGAGATGCTGATGTTTATCGGTATCAGGGCCAAGCCTATTCTTGGATTGGTTTTGACGAGATCACTCATTTACCTACTGAGTTTGGATGGAACTATCTCGCTTCTCGCCTAAGAACGACCGACCCGGAGATAGTACCCTATATGCGGTGTACAGCAAATCCGGGTGGTGTAGGAGCTAGTTGGGTAAAGAAGAGATATGTTGATCCATATCCACCCAATGAGTCGTTTAAAGGTGAAGACAATCTAACCAGAAAGTTTATTCCGGCTAGATTAACTGATAATCCATACTTGGCTGAAGATGGTCGGTATGAAGAAATGCTAAAGGCATTACCGCCAACTCAGCGAAGACAATTACTGGAAGGTAATTGGGATGTTAATGAAGGCGCAGCCTTTACCGAATTTGAACCGAAGATACATGTTATTACTCCTTTTGAGATACCTATCTCTTGGGAGCGTGTAAAAGGTATTGACTACGGTTATGCTTCTGAAAGTTCCTGTATATGGGGAACAGTAGATTCAACAGATGGTACTTTAATTATTTATAGAGAATTATACCAGAAGGGATTGACAGGAGAAGATTTAGGAAAGATGATAACTC